TATGTACTGATATAAAACTACTAGGCCAATGCGCAATGCAAGTAATCTATACTAAGGATAGAAAAAAGATTGCTCAGGTTCATCATATACCTGTACAATTATTGCGAGCTGAAAAGTGCAACGAAGACGGAAAAGTCGAAGGTTACTATTATTCTGACGATTGGGCAGATGTTAAGAAATACGAACCTAAAAGAATCAGCGCTTTTGGTTGCTCAAATGATCCTCAAGAAATATTTTTCGTAAAGCCTTACAGCGTTGGAATGAAATACTACGCCTTAGTAGATTATACAGGTGGTATTCCTTATACCGTTTTAGAAGAGGATATTAGCGAATACTTAATAAACGAGGTTGAAAGAGGTTTCTCAGGTCGCAGCGTGGTCAATTTCAACAATGGAGTACCTGCAGAAGAGCAACAGCTTATGATTAAAAACAAGGTACTTTCTCAGCTTACAGGAACAACAGGAGACAAGGTCATCGTCAGCTTCAATAACAACCAAGAGAGCAAGACAACGGTAGATGCGATGCCTGTAAATGATGCGCCTGACTTATACTCTACTTTAAGTGAGGAATGCTTGAGAAAAATTATGCTTTCTCACAACGTCACTAGCCCATTATTATTTGGAATAGCAAGCAGCAACGGATTCTCATCAAATGCCGATGAATTAAAAGACTCATTTGCGCTTTTTTCAAACATGATAATTGCACCAATGCAAGAATTATTGCTAGATGCTTTTGAGCAGATTCTAGCATATAACGGAATCAGCTTAAACCTATTCTTTAGAACGTTAAAGCCTTTGGAGTTTGTTGATTTAGAGAATGCAATGACTGAGGAGCAAGTACAAGAGGAAACAGGCGTTGAATTAAACAAAGATTTTTCAGATAAGGAAGGGGAGCAAATCCTTGACCATCTAGAAGGCGAAGAGATTGACGAAAATTGGGAGCTTGTAGATGAGCGAGCTTTTAAAAATGAAAACGGAGATTTAGACGAATGGATTGAGGAAATAGATAACAAAAAAAGCAAGCTTAGAAAGTTAGCGGATGTTATAAAGTCATTTCCTAGCAGAAGCAGTCAATTAGACAAATCAATTTACAAAGTACGATACGTTTACACTAAAGGTTTAGGCGGCTCAGGGCAATCTAGAGATTTCTGTAGGCAAATGATGGCAAGAACTAACAGAGGCGTTGTTTATAGATTAGAGGATATTGACAAGGCATCTAGAGCAGGAATAAATAAAAAGCTAGGGCATAAAGGGCAGCCTTACGATTTGTTTAAATTCAAGGGCGGTGTTAACTGCGGACATTATTGGTCTGAGCAGCTCTACAGGCTTAAAAAGAAAAAGGATGGCTCATACTATGAGGATAAAGCTTTAAGCAGCTCTGAGGAAGTTGAAAGCATACCTAAAAGCTACAAGCCTACGCCTAGAGGCAGGCAAAGAGCAGCAGAAACAGAATGGAGTAGAGCAGATAAAGGGCGTTATAAATAATTAAAAAACATGGCAAAAGCATTACTTATTTCACGAGCTGACCTAGTCAAATTTACATCGGCAAACGGCAACATTGATACTGACAAATTCATTCAGTATATCTCGCAGGCTCAGGACATTCATATACAAAATATGACAGGAACGGATTTGCTTGAAAAGATACAAGCGGATATTATTGCAGGAACGCTTGCAGATCCTTATTTAAGCCTTTTAAAAGATTATATTAAGCCTTGTTTAATTCATTACGCAATGGTCATGTACCTGCCTTACGGAGCTTATACCATCGGCAACAAAGGAATCTATAAACATGGCAGCGAAAACAGCGAAACAGCAAGCAAAGAAGAGGTTGACTTTTTAAGAGAGCAAGAAAGGCAAACAGCAGAATATTACAAACAAAGGTTTATTGACTATATATGCGATAACAGCACGTTATTTCCTGAGTATTCAAGCAACACAGGATCCGACGTAAATCCAAGTACAGACAATGGCTTTGCAGGTTGGGTTTTATGAAAAGAAAATATACAGCAAAGGAAAAAAACGTAAAGCGTTTAGAAACATTTTTAAATAAATATTATGGCAGAAATACGGATAAGTCAACTAACAGCAAAGGCAAGTAATTTAGAAGGAACAGACGAGTTTGCAATAGCTGAAGATGATGGCGCAGGTGGTTATGTTTCTAAAAAGATAACAGGCGCAGAATTAAAAAACAGTAGCTTAATATTTACAACTAATAGCACTTACAACTTTAGTTTAGTAGATGCGAATAAGACCGTGTTTTTGGCAGATGCTACAAGCGTAATAGCAAGAATACCTAACAATACTTCTGTAGCTTTTGATATAGGAACACGAATTGAACTAATACAAAACGATAGTGGAAGCGTTCAAATAGTACCTGTAAGCGGTGTAACATTAAAAAGCGAAGGCGCAAAAGATAGTTTGTCAGCGCAGTATTCGCAAGCAACACTATTAAAAACAGATACGAATACTTGGTATTTATTCGGAGAAATAACAACATAAGAAAATGGCAAATACAATAGGTTTTGGACAAGCAGCGGTAAATAATACCATTGACTACGGTCAAGGCGCAATAGATAATACGATTAATTGGGGTAAAAGTCAAACGTTATCACCAAGCGGAGAAACTAACATAACAGGAACAGGAGGTACGCCACCATTCAGCAATGTAAAATCCTTTAGCTTTAACGGAATTGATGAATTCTTTTTAGGTACATCTACTTATTCAGAGTTAAATGGAGCAACTAAAGCAACTATTTCTTTTTGGATTAAACCACAAGACAATGGATTGAGAATACTTTTGCACGTTCCAAGAAATAACACAAACGCCAATGGTCAATTTTTAATATATCAAAGAAGTGGTAGAATACAAATGAACATAGATACTGCCTCATACTATTGCCGAACTCCTGACAATACATTAATATTAAACCAATGGCAACACGTAATGATATGTATGGATTTACCTTCGACAGATGAAGGTAAAATATTTATAAATGGAGTTGACCAAACAAGCGTGGAAAATTGGAGCAATAGAACTGCGTTATCTACAAGTATAGGAGGTTTATATATTGGCGAAGCAAATAACGGATATTTATCACCATTTTATGGAAATCTTGATGAAGTTGCAATATGGAGTGGTACAGACTTAAGAAATGACGTAGCAACCATATACAACAACGGAGAACCCACAGACTTAAACAATAACGGATTGACTGCACCAACAACGTGGCAACGTATGGGTGACAATGCAACGTGGAATGGTGCAACGTGGACGATGACAGATGTAAATGGAAGTTATACCAATAGGTCAATATTTATGGTAGAAGCCAATAGAAGTACAGACGTGCCAACTGCATCAAGTTTCACCAATACAAAGTCTATACTATTAGGCGGTGTTGATGACTTTGTAAACGTGTCAGACAATAACAATTTAAGTTTTGGAAATGGTACAACAGATTCGCCTTTTTCTATTTCTACTTGGGTTAAAATCGGTCAAACAACTGCACAAGGAATTGTAACAAAATACGGTTCAAGTAGTAGTACAAGAGAATATTTATTTTATACTACAGGAGGCAAATTAAGGTTGTTATTTATTGATGCCAATAATGGTGCAAACAACTTCGCAACAGGAACGACAAGTCTATCTACTAATACTTGGTATCACGTTGCTTGTACTTATGATGGCAGAGGTGGTTCAACTGCATACAATGGAATAACTCTTTATATTAACGGTGTAGCAGAATCAGTAACAACAAGCGGAGGTTCATATACCGCAATGAGCAATACAAGTCAAAACGTAGAGATAGGTAAATATTCAACGAATAGACTTTTAGGCAATATTGACGAGACGGCTATTTTCACAACAGAACTTTCTGCAAGTGATGTAACATCAATATACAACGGCGGTGTACCAAATGACATCTCTTCATTAAGCCCACTTTCTTGGTGGCGTTGTGGTGATGGAGATACAGCGCCTACATTGACAGATAATGGAAGCGGAGGTAATGACGGAACGATGGTGTTTTTTAACACATTCTCAACAGACGTACCAACATAAAAACGAATAAAAAACAAATTAAAACAAAACTATGTCACATTTACCAAACGTATACGCAATAATATCTACAACGGATATAGACAACGTAGACTTTACACAAGTACCTGAGGAAAACAACGAATATTTGAGATATTCTTTAGACGGAACAGAGTTTGTAATTAAGTGGTTTGACGAACACGAACCAACTTTTATAACAGATGGTACGGTTGTACCTTTACAAACTTTAACGCACGCAGAAGCTTTAACTTTAATGGCAAGCCCATCCTGGAGCGAACCCATGCCTGTAGAATAATGCATACGAAAGTTTTAGCAATATTATATTTCGTGTTTGGCTACATTGCAGCCTTTGGAATGATCTACGATAATACTTTTCACGTAAAAGCTATTGGGTTATTTCTCGCAATTTACTTAACATACCAACTTACCGAACAACTTGAACAATGAAAACGCAGTTATTAATATTACAACTAAAACTAAAGACTTACTCTATGCAGCTGCTTGCTATTATCTCATCATTCTTTTTACCCATTAGCGGGATCCTGATTCTTATCGGTGTTTCTGTAATTGTTGACACTATCACAGGCGTTTGGAAATCTAAAAAATTAGGAACGCCAATTACGTCAAGAAAATTAAGCGCAGTAATTTCTAAGATCCTGCTTTATGAGGTTACCGTAATGCTATTTTATTTGATTGATTACTACATTATCAACGACATAGTGTTAACATTTTTTAGCGTAGAGCTGCTAATAACAAAAATACTTGCTTTAGTTTTAGTAAGTATTGAAGTAATTTCTTTGAACGAAAATATAAAAGCGGTCAAAGGCATAGACTTATGGACTTCACTAAAAAACCTATTTGCAAGAGCAAAAGAAGTTACGCAAGACTTTAAAGACATAAATGCGAAAGATAAATAAAATCGTAATCCATTGCACAGCGACTCCTGAGGGCAGAGAGCATAACGTAGCTGATATAATTAGATGGCATAAAGCTAGAGGATTTAATACAATAGGCTACCATTTTCTCATACATATCGATGGTACAATAGAGCGAGGTCGCAGCATAAAGAAGGCAGGCGCTCATACATCAGGGCAGAATCAGGATTCTATAGGAATCGCATACGTTGGAGGCATGACTAAAGACATGAGCAAAGCAAAGGATACACGAACAACAGCGCAAAAAGATTCTTTAATAAAACTAATGATTGAATTGATTTATAAATACAATGCAGATATGCAGATTTTTGGCCACAGAGACTTTGCTAATAAAGCCTGTCCATCATTCAATGCAAAGCTAGAGTATGCGAATTTATAGCCTTATTTGCGTTTTAACGCTGTTTAGCTGCTCAGCGAACTATCACTATAGGAAGGCGCTTAAAAAGGGCTTAGAACCTCTTATTTCAAGCGATACGATTAGAATAGCAACTATTGACAGCATTCCAATAGTTAGGCATGACACAATAGTTTACGAAAAATACTTTTCTAGCAAAGATACGATAGTACATTATGAAAACGTATTTGTGCCTAAAACAAGGTTAGAAACACGAATAGAATACAAGATACACCGAGATACTGTAAGGCTAGAGACAAGAGTCGAAGTACAACGAGCTAAAGCGCAGAAGCAACCTAATTATTTTTGGTTAATTATCGGAGTTTGTGCGCTAGGCTTTTTTATGTATCTAGCAGGAAGGATTGTAAATAAATTCTTATGAATAAAAGATACAGGTTAACAGTTGACGAGCAGCAATTAATATTCCAATATAGAGGCGTCAAGGCAGCAGCCGAACAAGCAGGAGTAGATGTTGAAAGCGTAAAACATGGATGGCTTAAAACAAAAGACGCTAGCTTATTCTTTAAAAACCCATTGCATAAAGACGAATCACAGAAGCAGCTAGAGGAACTTAGCAAACAGCTTATAAAAGATTTAAAACAATTTGCTCCTGTATATCCTGAGATAAAAAGAAAGCTAGGAAAAAAGAAACATTTGTTGGTCCTGGATCCTGCAGATATTCATATAGGCAAGCTTGCAGATTCATTTGAAACAGGAGAAACATATAACAACCAAATAGCTGTAAAGAGGGTTAAGGAGGGCGTACAAGGCATTTTAAACAAAGCGCAAGGCTTTCCTATTGATAAGATTTTATTTATCGGTGGTAACGATATTCTGCACATAGATACGCCAAAGAGAACAACTACAAGCGGAACAAATCAGGACACATCAGGAATGTGGTACAGCAATTTCTTAATAGCTAAACAGCTCTATGTAGATATTTTGTTGCAGTTAATTGCAGTCGCAGATGTGCATTTTACTTTTAACCCTAGTAATCACGATTACCAAAGCGGCTTTTTTTTGGCAGACGTTATACAAACCTATTTTCAAAACAATAAAAATATCACATTTGATTGCTCTATAGCTCATCGTAAAGGCTACAGATACGGAAACAATCTTATTGGCACGACTCATGGCGATGGCGCTAAGCAGGCAGATTTGCCTTTGTTAATGGCTCAGGAATTTCCTATTGAATGGAGTAAAACAAAACACAGATACGTTTACACCCATCACGTTCACCATAAATCGTCAAAAGACTACGCAGGCGTAACTGTCGAAAGCTTGCGATCACCATCAGCGACGGACTCATGGCATCACAGAAAAGGATTTCAGCACGCTCCTCAGGCGGTCGAAGGCTTTATACACCATTATCAAAACGGCCAAATAGCAAGGCTTACGCATCTTTTTTAATTAAAATTGTTAATTTCTTCAATAAATTGTTCATAACTCAAATAAATGTTATATATTTGTAAGACAAATTAATTATTTAACACTATAAAGATGAACAGAACAGAAAAATTAAAGCTTTTATTAGAGATTGAAGAGGCAAAATTTGTCTTTTATGAAAGGGTAAACGAAGCAGTATGGTCGAATCACTTTGGCTCAGGATTAGAATTTGATTCTATACGCAACAAAAACACGCATAACATAGAAATATGGGAAATGTGCATAGACAGATTAAACGAACGATTTACTAAACAACTTAATACACTTAAATAAATAGATTATGAAAGACACAATACTTGGCGCTTTATGCGTATGCAGTTTAATAGTTATATTTTATTACACACTTTTAATTTTTGGATAATGAGCAAGAAAATAGAAATAAGAAAACGATTACATGACATTAATACTTTTATGTCAACAGCAGACAATGAAACATTCCTCTGCGGAAAAGATGAATACGGTAAAGATTTTACCATGACGTTTAACACAATAGAGATGCTTGAATGGTTAGATACTAATTACATGAAGCAACAGGCTAAGAAATACATTAAAAGCTTATGATTGAAATAGAACACCAAGACGATGACATTGTAATATTTTACATTGGAGACGTTGCCTATCAGGTTGCAATAGAAACAGAGATAGGATCTGAGCAATATCCTGTAAGCTTTAATTCAATGAATGACGAGATAACATGGGCAGAATCAGACACAATTTATTATACCGTTCTGCCTGATACATTGCTCCAGGATGGCAGAGAATATTCAGATAACAATCTTTGTAATAAACTAGAAAAACTTTTAAACGATGAATGACCCTTTTAAACTAGAATTTTGGGATAACTTTAACGATTCCCTATATTTTGATTACTTAATGCACCAAACAATGCTAAAAACTTACAGAATAACGTACAAGACATATAAAGGAAGTGACACAAGCGCTCCTGTAAGCTATGCGATAAAATATGTCAAAGGATATAACAAACAAGATGCAAAGGCTGCATTCAACTTGTGGAAGGAACTAATTATAAAAATTGAACAATGCGATTAATAGAAGCTATTTACTGCGCTGTAATAACTTGGATATATGGAAACCTTGAATAAAAAGAAATTTATAATGTCGAATGAATTTGATGATTTTGCTGAGATAATAGTTGATTACTTTAACCTTAGATTTAAATCCAGGGAGCTGCCTTTAATGGATGTTAAGAACTATTTTATTTTATGGTGGTATGAAAATCAGCAGAATTTTATAAAGTACAAAACAGCTACAAGTATGGGAAAGCTGCTTAATATGAATCATGCAACAATATTGCACCATATGAAACATAGGAAACCTAGTTTAAAATTTAATTTACATACAAAAAACATTGAAGAGTTTGTTAATTCTTATGTTTTTATATAGCTTTGTAATGTTGGTAGGACAATCGAATTTTTATAGTGTTACGTTAGTAAGTGTCTCCTACCCACCGAAAGCGTAGCACTTTTTTTTTAACTTAAATTTATGGCAGACAATAAGAAAAGCTTTTTACTCTACTGCGATTTAATTCATACCGTTAAGAAGCTAACGGATGAGCAGGCAGGAAAGCTATTTAAACATACATTAGAGTACGTTAACGACAAGGATCCTGTAACCGATGACATTATCACAGACTTATGCTTTGAACCTATCAGGCAGAGCTTAAAAAGAGATTTAAAGAAATACGAGAAAATTAGGCAAAAGAAAAGCGAGGCAGGTAAAAAAGGAATGGCTAAAAGATGGGGAAAAGATAACAGCGATAACAAGTGTTATAAACCTATAACAAAAATAACCGATAGTGTTAGTGTAAGTGTAAGTGATACAGATATATATAAGAGCTTCGCTCATTTGTCTATTTCTGCGGAGCAATTTAATAAGCTAAACAAAGATTATTCTCAGGATCAAATTAATTCAGTTTTAGAGGCCATAGAAAACTTTAAACAAAACACTAAATACAAATCATTATATTTAACTGCAAAAAATTGGCTTAAAAAAGAACCAAAGCTAGACGAAGATAAATTAACACTAAAAGCAAAGAGGTTAGGATATGCTTAAAAAAGGACAACAATTAAAATATTTGCTAGACTATAGAGATGGCAAAATAAAGCAAGGTTTACAGTTAGATTGCGAGCTAGATAAAAATATAGTTTTCAAACCAAAGCAACTCAATATAATTTTAGGACATGATAACGTAGGTAAATCGTATTTTATATTTTGGTACTTTTTAACTCTAGCGCTAAAGCATGATTTAAAGTTTTGCTTATGGGCAGGAGAAAATAGCTACGGTCAAATCCTTAGAGACATGATTCAGATGTATACAGATACGCCTTACAATAGATTAAGTCATCAACAAATCGCAAGCGCATCTACGTTCCTGGAACAATATTTTGATTTTGTAGATAACAGCAAACTATACAAACCTGCAGAGCTGCTAGAGATATTTAGGCAATCAGATGCAGATGCCTGCCTAATCGATCCTTATACAGGCTTAGACAGAAAAATGGGTTACGAAGGAAACTACGAGTTTTTAAATATGGCTAGACAATTTGTAAATGAAACAGGTAAGACTATTTACATAAATACGCACCCAACATCTGAGAGCGGAAGGGGAGGCAATATATTTCAAAAAGGGCATATGTGGGAAGGACATTTACGCCCACCAATGGCTGCGCACATTGAAGGAGGCAAGAGCTTTTTAAATCGATGTGACGACTTCCTAGTCATTCATAGGCTAGTAAAACACGAATCAATGAAATATATAACTTTAATCTCAGTTGATAAGATAAAAGATACAGATACAGGAGGGCAACAAACTCTGCTAGACGATTATATCTTTTGCGAATTTAATAGCGGATTAGGTTTTACTATTGCAGGCGTTAACCCATTAAAAAACATACGATGAATAAGTTGCAAATAGTGCCAATAAAACAAAGCGAAGCTAAGGGATATATCAATCAAAAACATAGGCATCATAAAGCTCCTGTAGGTAGCATATTTCAAATAGCAGCTGCAAAAGATAATAAAATAGTAGGTGTTGCTATGGTCGGCAGACCTGTTGCAAGAACATTAGACAATGGTTGGACATTAGAAGTAAATAGATTATGTACTGACGGTACTAAAAACGCTTGTAGTATGTTGTATTCTGCTTGTTGGAGAGTTGCAAAAAATTTAGGATATAAAAAACTTATAACTTATATTTTAAGTGAAGAAACAGGTGCAAGTTTAAAAGCTTCTAATTGGAAGTGCATCGGTGAAGCAGGTGGTGGTAGTTGGAATAGCAAAACACGACCGAGAGTAGATAAGCACCCAATGCAAAAAAAAATAAAATTTGAAATAGAATGAATAGTTTAGAAATACTAAAAGCCAAAATCAACTTAAAAACTACTTTAATAAAGTTTAAATCAAGTCTTGAAGAGCTGCGAGAAAAACACGAAGACAGAACAGATTTAATTAAATCAATGCAAGAAAGTGCAAACGACATAGAACACTTTCACAACGTTTTTTTGCAGTTTGAAGATGAATACTATTTAGAATGCAAGGCTAATATGCGCCATCAGATAATCATTGCAGAGCAAAAACACGAAATAGACAAGCTTAATAAATTAGTTAAAAACCTAAAAGAAGGAATATGAAATGCCCACAATGCAGCCAAGCTATAAATTGGCAAGAACAACACGAATACGAAGATTTTAATTTACAAGGCGAAGGTGTAATAAACGTACACAACTGCACTAACATAGATTGTAACGTTGAAGAAGTTTATATATTTCAAAAAGACGATGCCACGTTGTAAAAACTGCAAAGAGAAATTCGAAGCAAAGCACTTTAACCAAAAATACTGCTTTAATCCTGAATGCGTTAAAGCATGGGTAAAATCTGCAAAGCAAAAGAATTGGAAAAAAGAAAAAAAAGAACTAAAAGAACAGCTAGAAACTGTACAGAGTTTGACCAAGAAAGCGCAAACTTATTTCAATGCATACATCAGAGCAAGAGACAAGAATAAAACCTGCGTAAGTTGCGATAAGCCTTTAGGATCTAAATTTGACGCAGGACATTACTACTCGGCAGGAGGTTTTGGCAGCGTAAGATTCAATGAACTTAATGTACATGGCCAATGCGTTTATTGCAATCAGCATCTCCATGCTAACCTGTTAAACTATCAGATAGGAATAGAGCAAAGAATAGGAGGCGAGGCGCTTATAGAATTGCATTCCCAGGCGCATCAGGCTAGGAAATATACAAGGCAAGAACTAAGGGATATAATAGAAATCTATAAATTAAAAACAAAAAAACACAATGAAAGTTAATGAAGAGATGCTGCAGCAAGCAGAGCAATGGAACAATTTTAAAGCAAATCAGTTTACATCAAAAAAAAATGATCCTGAAAAACAAAGAGAGCTTACAGTAATTGGAAATCTAGCGGAGATTATATTTCAAAAAACACACGAGGAAGCTCAAAGAATAAGCGAAACGGATTACAATGCTGATTTTATTGTAAAAGATAAAAGAGTTGATGTTAAGGTAAAGCTAGGAAACGAATATTTAAAACCTTTTTATGAGGTTTCAATTCAAGGAAGCCAAAAAGATTATGATGTAGATTATTATGCTTTTTATCATTATAACAGAATAGAAAAGGATATAAATTTTTTAGGATGGATAAGCAAAGATTCGTTTTTTAAAAAAGCAATATTTAGACCTAAAGGATATGTATATAAAAACAATGGGCATCCTGTTGAGAATGATGTTTGGCAGCTAAAAATAAGCGAATTAGAATAATTTTTGTTATATTTGTAAGACATATTTAAAATACACACTATGAAAAAATCAATTATTGAGAGATTGGCAACAATCCAAAAGGAGTTAAAAGCTCCAAAGAATCAGTTTAACAAGTTTGGAAATTACAAGTACAGGTCCTGCGAGGATATAATGGAGGCGGTCAAGCCTTTATTGAATGGCTTAGTATTGAATCTTACAGATGAGGTTAAGGAAGCAGCAGGCTATATGTATGTAGAGGCTACTGCAATGATAACAGACGGAGATAAAATGCAAGCTGTAAAAGCTCAGGCAGGAATCGATCCTACTCGCAAGGGAATGGATATTGCTCAGAGTTTTGGAAGCAGCAGCTCATACGCTCGCAAGTATGCTTTAAACGGTTTGTTTCTTATTGACGATACTAAAGACGCAGATACTACAAACACGCATGATAAGAAGGCAGCACCTAAAAAGAAAAAGCTAACAGATGCTAGATTTAAAGATGCTATAAAAGCATTGCAAGATGGCAAAGTAGAAAAGGAAGCTATCACAGGCAAGTTTGAATTAAACACAGCGCAATTAAAAGCCTTAGAGTTATGTTAAAAATTAGATGTTCAGCTATTGGCAAGATAATGACCAATTCACGAAGTAAAACAGAAACGTTAAGCAAGACTACTAAAACCTATTTGCAGCAGCTAGCCTTAGAAGAGGTTTACGGAATACGTAAAGAGTTTTCAAGTAGATACACAGATAAGGGCAACCAAGTAGAGCGCTATGGTATTGATTTATGTCAGGATGTTTTGGAGTTAGGTTTGCTTTATAAAAACGATGACCATTTTAAGAATGATTATTTAACAGGTACGCCTGATGTAAACACAGATAAAACTTTGCTAGATATAAAGAGCAGCTACGATGGTACAACCTTTCCATGGTTTGCTGAGGATATACCAAACAAAGATTATTTTTATCAGTTACAGGGTTACATGGCATTGACAGGCAAGCGTAAAAGCTTGCTTTGTTATTGCTTGCTTAATACTCCTGAGCAGATAGTTGAGGATGAGATAAGGAGAGCGCATTGGCAACATCATTTGATTGATGAAAGCGAAGAGCTGAGGGCAGAGGTTGAGGCAAAGCATAAATTTGACCATATACATGCAAAAAAACGAATTAAAGTATTTGAAGTAAGATACGATAAGGATGTAATAAAAGCCATCTATGAGCGTATAGATGAATGCAGAGAATACTACGATAAACTAATCAAAGAACTATGGGCAGAGGAAAGCTTGGAGACGAAGGCAAAGTAAAAACCATCAGCGTAAGGTTAAACTTACAGGATAAATGGGATCTAGTAAAAGTTGCTAGGTTCCAGGGCGTAACAACATCAGAACTTATGCGCCAAATAATAAACGAATATCTTAATAAACAATCAAAATAAATGGAACAGAAAAACAACAGCGGAGCAATCTTTAAAAACGATTACAAAAAAACGGAACAACATCCTGATTACAAAGGCAAGGCAATGGTAGATGGTCAAATGAAGGACATGGCTATGTGGCTAAACGAATCTAAAAGCGGAACAAAATACTTCAGCGTTAAATTCTCAGAACCTTATCAGGAAGCAGAAGCTCCAAAGCAAAGCATACCACAGGATTTACCTGCAAGCGATTTACCTTTTTAAGAATCTGTACAGAAAAAAGCGTTAAAAGGAATGAACCCAAAAAACGCTAAAACATACGTTTCACCTCTCTATAAAATGAGGGGTTTTTTTGTTTTATGAATTGGGGGAATAATTGGGGGAAATAAGTTTTAATAAATTACAAAAGGCTTGTATATAAAGGGATTTAAGCATAAATGTTGAGGCTCTAATAGAATCAAAACATTTTTTAACAACTTTCTGTTCATAAATGCGTCTTACAACTATTAAAAATAAATCACTACATTTGTTTAGATACTAATCATGAGATGGCTTTCAAAAGTTGCTGAGTTGCATGACGACTACATAAGGATAGTCAAAAGCTTAGGCGAAGAGTTTTACGCTGAGGATATAGTACAAGAGATGTACATCAGGCTAACAAAATACTACAAGCCTTTTAAGATTGTAAACGAAGAGGGCAAGATAAACAAGAGCTACATCTATTTAGTATTGAGAGCGATTGTCTGCGATTTAAGAGCAGAAAAAAAGAAGCTGCAAAAAGTACCATTAGAATACATTGATAAGATGGGAGTTAATTACGAGTATATATCCAAAGGCGAAGCGGAGTTTAATCTAGAACTCAGGATGCGAAAAGAGATGAACACCTGGGAATGGTTTGACGAGCTGCTGTTTAAAGTTTACAGAGACTCAGGCATGAGCATGAGGCAGATAGCTGCAGAAACAGGAATAAGCACAAAGACAATATTCTACTCCATAAAGAAATCAAAAGAAAAACTAAAGGAAAACATTGCAGAAGATTACGAGGATTATATAAACGGAGACTACGAATGGCTATAAACAAAAAAGATGTTGAGGCGGAAATAAAGCGCCTAGAATCAAAAATAACAGGCGATATGTATGAGGACATGGAGCTGATGCAACAGATTTATGAATTAAAGGTTATACTTAACCCTGAGATTGAAAACAATCCTGAGCAAGACGATGACGATTGCTTGTATTGTGGATCCTAAATAAAAACGAATGAAAAAGAAACTAGACAAACGTACAAAGGAGTACAAAGAATGGAAAAAGCAACAGCCTGCGGAAGGCTTGGGTGATGTTGTAGAAAAGATTACAGAAGCTACAGGCATAAAGTCAGCAGTGAAATGGTTAGCAGGAGACGATTGCGGATGCGATGAGCGTAAGGAATTTTTAAACAAGATATGGCGCAGGAATCCGAATTGCCTAGAGGAACACGAATACAAATGGCTAGCAGAGTTTATGGCAGAGCATTGGGATAATAATACAGAGAGATGGTGCAAAGGCGCAAACCATCATAACAAGGTAAAACTCATAAAGATATACAACAGAGTATTCAAGGTTAAACAAGACACAGGAACAACCTGCAGCAGTTGCGTGAGAGATATTGCCGATAAGATGAAACAAGTTTACGAGGCATACTAAAAAAACACGAATGAATTTAGTAAAGGTAAAAATATCAGAGGTAAAGAATAACCCAAACAATCCAAGAGTAATTAAAGACTTTAAATATCGTAAACTCGTAAAGTCAATAAAAGAATCTCCCTGGATGTTGCAGTACAGAACAATAGTCGTAAATGATGACATGATTGTACTAGGAGGCAACCAAAGATTGAGAGCCTGCAAAGAGGCAGGAATGAAGGAGATTTACATACAAAAAGCTAGTGAGTTATCAGAGGAACAACAGAGGCAATTTATAGTAAAGGACAATCTTAGCTCAGGGGAGTGGGATTGGGATGCTTTAGCGAATGATTGGGATGCTGATGAGCTTGAGAGTTTAGGCTTAGATATGCCATTCATGGGAGACAGTATGTCAAACGAAAATGAATACGCAGGAGCGGATCCTAATGCCGAGCTAGAGAACTTTTTAAATGCTGAGATAAAACGGTTGTACCTTGTTTACGATTCTGATTTATATGAAAAGGTAGTTGATTGGTTTGAAAAGAAAGTAACAGATTTAGGCGTAGAGGATTTTAGCCAAGTAATTCTTAAAATTATGGAAGTTGAGAAAGGTTGATTTAATACAGATAAAAAAATGCGATGAGCTGCTAAAGAAAACGCCAAGCAAATCGGATTACTCTGAGGTAATTAGCGAGGATTGCGTATTTTATAAAGATGGCAAGGCTGTAGGCTTGTATATTAGATTGAGCGGAAAGGAATTGCTAGGCATTCGCAAAGCTGCCTTAACAACCAAACTGCAAAAGAGCAGCAGGACAAGAGGCTTACCAACTCAGAGCAGCGTATTTGGAAGCTTGCCAAGAATAGCAAGGCGTAACGATTTTTGCAGATACAGCGCAAAGACAAAAGAGGAAAGGCAAAACAATGACTTAATTTTTGGATTTAGCAAAAGGCTTTTAGAGATATATCAGGAGCATCTGCCTAACAATCTACAAAGAGATTTACAGGTAATTGATGAGAGCGTTGAGATGGATTACAGAATACAAAAGGATTCGCCTTTTCTAACTGCAAACATAAACGTAAACCATGCTATTAAATACCATAGAGATACAGGAAACTTTAAAGGCAATTTGAGCAACGTTTTAATTTTAAGGCATGGCATCGCAGGCGGAGAGCTTGTATTTCCTGAGTACGGTTTTGCTCTGAGTCAAGACGATGGATTCCTAGCCATCTTTGACGGTCAAACAGAGATACATGGAGTAATGCCTATCATAAAAACGGATGACAATCCATATAGAGCAAGCATTGTTTATTATAGCCTGGAGCAAATGAAACACTGTTACCCATATAAAGAGGAAGTAGAGCGCCTGCAGCAGAAGGCAACAGAGCGAGCAATAAAACGAAAAGAACACTAATGAATAAAAATCTAATACCTTTTAAAAAAGGCCAAAGCGGAAACCCAAAAGGCAGGCCTGTAGGCAGCAAAAACCGAAGTACAATAGCAAAGAAATGGCTAAGCGTTGAGCAAGACCTAAAGAATCCTTTAACAGGCGAAAAGGAAAACATGAGCCAAGAGGATTTGATGACCTTAGCGCTAATTAAAAGAGCTAGGGAAGGAGATACGCAAGCATATCAGAAACTACTAGATTCAGCTTACGGAGCGCCAATACAACAAATAGAGCAGCATAATATAGAACAACCTTTATTTCCTGATGTTAAAGAGAACGACAGCGATAAATAAGATACTCGCTTTAAAAAAACGAATTAAAATAATCCAGGGAGGCACATCTGCAGGCAAGACGTTTGGGATCCTGCCTATTCTCATAGATAAAGCAACTAAACAATCAGGCTTAGAAATTAGCATAATAGCCGAGAGCATTCCGCATTTAAGGAGGGGAGCATTACGAGACTTTCTTAAAATCATGAAATGGACAAATAGATATTTTGATGAGCGCTTTAATAAATCTCATTTAAAATACGAATTTGCAAACGGTAGCTTTATAGAATTTTTTAGCGCAGACGATTCAAGCAAACTTAGAGGAGCTAGAAGAGACATTTTATACATCAATGAGTGCAACAATGTAAACTTTGAGGCTTACAATGAACTCGCAATAAGAACAAAGCGAGAGGTCTTTTTAGATTTTAACCCTGCCAATGAGTTTTGGGTACATACCGAACTAAAAGACGAAGCAGATGCTGATTTTATAATATTAACCTACAAGGACAATGAAGGCCTAGATGATGGCATTGTACAGCAAATAGAAAAGAATCGCTTAAAAGCAGCTACGAGTAGTTATTGGGCTAATTGGTGGAAAGTTTACGGACTCGGTGAACTCGGACAATTACAAGGCGCAGTATTTACTAACTATAAAATTATTGACAAGATTCCTCAGGATGCTAGATTGATAGGCATAGGGCTTGACTTTGGCTATACAAACGATCCTAGCGCAATCATTGAAGTCTATAAACATAATGAAACACGAATCCTGAACGAAGTAAAATATCAAACAGGAATGCTTAACAGCGATATAGCAAAAGTATTACCTAAATCTATACCTGTTTACGCAGACTCAGCAGAACCTAAAAGCATCGCAGATATACAACGTTACGGAATAACAATAAAAGGAGTAACAAAGGGCAGGGATTCTGTTAACTATGGTATTGATGTAATGCAGGCGCAAAGCTATCTAGTTACATCTAGCAGCACAAACCTAATAAAAGAGCTGAGGTCTTATTGTTGGGATGTTGACAAAGCAGGAAAGCGATTAAATAAACCCATTGACAATTTTAATCATGCGCTTGACGCAGTCCGCTATCATGAGATGGAAACGCTAGGAATGAATAAGAATTACGGAAGCTACAATATTCTGTAGTGTACAAAAATCACATAAATCAGTTATATAATTATGAAAGTAGATTTACTATTGCCTACAAGCCTATCCGAAATACCATTATCTAGGTATCAGGATTTTATTGCTATGAAGGAAAAGAGTAACGATGAGGAGTTTATTGCTCAGAAAATGATACAGATATTTTGCAACATTAAACTTGGAGAGGTTGGTCAAATTAGATTGAAGGATCTTAACGAATTAATAGACCATTTTAGCAAAATATTCAGCGAAAAGCCAAAGCTAAAAACTAAGTTTAAAATCAAAAATATAGAGTTTGGATTTATTCCAAAATTGGATGACATTACGCTAGGGGAATACGTTGACTTAGAGAATTATTTAAAGTCATGGGAAACATATCACAAGGCGATGGCTGTAATGTATAGACCAATCACAAACGCTATAGGGCAGAAGTATCTGATAGAAGATTATGAGCCTAATGAGGAAATGCAGAACCTAATGCGAAACGCTCCTTTAGATGTTGCAATAAGCGCGTCTGTTTTTTTTTGGAGTTTAGCAAAAGAATTATACAGCAGTTTAGTCAACTATTTGGAGAGGGAAACGAAGAAGATGATGGATTCAACCAATACTCAGAGCGACATCAATTCGCAAAGCATTGGGGATGGTATAGCAGCATCTATGCGCTCGCTAAAGGAGATTTTACCAAGCTTGACGAGGTTACAGCAACAAGACTTACTCAATGTCTCACCTATCTCACGTTCGAAAAGCAAAAAAACGAAATTGAAGCAAGAGAATTTAAACAAAATATGAAGCGATGAATTACTTTGATATTATAGATAAACTAAAAGAGCATTTTACAAATGATGCTCTAGTAAACACCGTTACTCAGGGAGACATCTTTGACGTTGACCTAAATAAGCAAACGATATTTCCGCTTGTGCATATCATTGTAAATACAGCGACATTTGAAGAGAATGTTATACGCTACAATATTTCGATCTTGGCAATGGATATTACAGATATATCAAAGCAAGAAACAGTAAACAAATTTGATGGCAATGATAACGAGCTTTACATACTTAATACTATGTTAGCTGTTCTTAACAGGTGTTATGACTTGTTAAGAAGGGGCGATTTATGGACTGATAAATTCCAAATAGATGGCAATCCAACTTGTGAACCATTTACAGAACGCTTTGAAAATAAGCTCGCAGGCCATGCGATGACACTAGATATTTTGATACCAAACGGAATGACTATTTGCTGATGGAATTAGAGAACGCGCAGAAGGTTTTAGATGACTTTAGAGATAAGGTTATCAAAGAGGCAAAAAAAGGAATGCCTAGAAGCTCAGGAGCGCTTTCTCGCAGCTTAAAATCTTATGTAAAAGAATCTAAGAACTCTATACAGATTAGTTTCACGATGGACGACTATGGTTGGTTTCAGGATGAGGGAGTTAAAGGAAAGGATCCTAGCAAGGTTTCTCCGAATGCAAAAATAACAGGGCAGCAAGCTCCAAACTCTGATTATGAATTTGGCAGCAAAAGGTATAGAGGAACATGGGGAAGCTTTGTAAAGAGTTTAACAGCATGGGCAAAGCGTAAAAATGTTAGGCTAAGAGATGAAAAAGGCAGATTTAAAAAAGGAAACTACAAAGCGATTGCTCACATAATAGCAGGAAACATTTACAACAGAGGTATAAAACCTTCGCTGTTTTTTACAAAGCCATATGAAAAGTATTTTAAAAGGTTGCCTAATGAATTAATAGAAAAATACGCCTTAGATATGGATGAATTATTTACAACAATAACTAAAGAAAGCTTTAAACAATGATACCATCACGCTCACCTTATAATATTGAAATAGCAGAAGCAGGGCAAACAGGCTCAAAGCTAGAGCTGTTTATTTGGCAAACAGGATCGCAGCCTGCATCTCCGCAATATACTTTAAGCAAGTTAATTCCTGCTACAAACAACATAAAGACGTATTATAATATCTCGCCATATGTAAACGAATATTACACCTTTACAAATTGGCCGAATTTATACAATACTTACGATGCGGATATAAACACGAATTTCAAAGTAAACGTAGTTTTTAAGAGATACAAAAGAGAAACCAACGGAGACTATACGTTAATTACTCCGGGCGGCACAAGCGATATTAAAGAGTTTATGTATGGCTTGAACTATTACATGGAAACGCTAAATACTTATAATAACACGCCATTTTTATCTGAGGGTACATATTTCTACAATCATGACAGCGCTCTTTCATCTGCTGTAATTATAAACATGGCAGGAAGCTTTGATATTGATTTAGCAGCAACGGATGCAATCAAATACACAAATCTATCTAGTGGAGCAACGCATACAGTAACAGCAACTGCAGATGGCATTAAAACATTTAGCAGAGTTTACCTACCATACATTGCAGATGGCAATAAGGTGGAGTATTTAGCAGGAGGCAGCGCAGTACGTTGGACTGCATACTTTAGACCACAATGCGAGCCAAAGTATTCGCCTGTAGCTGTTGACTTTATAAACCGCTACGGAAGTTGGGCGCGTATCTTTTTCCAAAAAGCAAAAACACGAAACATAAACGTAAAGGCAGAAACCTACAAAGTAAATCCTAGTACGTTGCCTGCATATCCTAGCTCTGACGGTCAAGTAAGAGAATTTAATAAAAACGGTACAGAATCTATTAAGCTAAATACAGGATGGGTGAATGATTTATATGGAGAGTATATACAAGAGCTGCTGCTATCTGAGAAAGTTATGCTATACGATCCTGAGCAAAAAGACGGATTATTTACTGCAGTATATACGCCTGTAAACGTTCAAACAAAAAGCCTATTGAAGCAAAGAGGCATAAATAAAGGAGTCATAAATTACGAGCTTACTTTTGACTTTGCTTACGATTTAATTCAAACTGTAGTATAATGCGAATAGTACAGGTTTACATAGAAGGGCAGAGGCTAGATTTATTTGATGATGAAACTATCAGCGTAACATCTACGCAGCAGAACGTCCAAGATATAAGCAAAGTTTTTACAGATTTCTCGCAGTCTTTTTCGGTGCCTGCAACTCCTAGCAATAATAAAATATTCCATCATTTTTATCAGAATGACATAGGCGATATTTCAGACCCTTCTACTTTATTTGATTTTAACATCAGGCGAGATGCAAATATTGAGATTGACTTAACGCCATTCCGTAGAGGTAAAATAAGCCTAGAAAAAGCAGAGGTAAAAAACAATAAAGCTTATAGCTATCAGATTACTTTTTACGGAGATGTATTAAGCCTTAAGGATAAGTTTGGCGATGAGATGTTGAGCGATGTTACTGAGCTAGATATTTATAACCATCCTTACGATGCAATAGAAGTAAAGAACAGAATCACAAACGGAGCATTTAACTATGGCGTAAGATACCCATTAATATTTGACAGAGACATAACCTATGGTAATGGAGGTAGTACAGATATTAATTATATTACAGGAACAGGCGCAGTACATTACGATGAGCTATTCCCTGCCATTCAGATTTTAGCAGTATTTAATGCTTTACAAACAAGGTACGGAATAACATTTGGCGGCACATTCTTTTCGGATCCTAGATTTAACAAAGCTTTTTTATTATGCCAAAACAGCAATAGTTTTACATTTAATACAGCAAGCCAAATAGTAGATTTTGACAATGGAACAACAGGGCCATCAAATAGCAATACTACAAAGGTTTACACAGACTATTTTGATTTAACAAATCATACGCTTACTTATAATACGCAGAATTTTGTTGATGCTTTTCCTAATGCGGCAGGAAATACAGGAGACATACAATTTTTTAATCATACGGTAAGGCTGCAAGTAACAAGTACAAGCGATGACAATGTAACATATTTTATAGATGTATTTTTAAATAATCAGCTAGTACAAACTATAGAATCGCAAGGGCAAACAAATCAGTTAATTACAGAGGATAGCAATTTTTTAGATAATCTAAACAAACAATACTTTTTTCAAGTAAGGGCAGAAAGCGCTATAAATATTTCTTTTAATTGTAGCTATGAACAAACAGGATTAATATACGGAACTCCTAGCGTATTCGGTCAAAATATTTATACTGCATCCGCAAGCGTTGTTTTATCTAATAATATTAATATGATAAACTACGTTCCTAAAATGAAGGTGGCAGATTTCTTTGCAGGCATCCTGAAGATGTTTAACCTAACTTGCTACGGAACAGAGGCAGATAAGTTTCAAATAGAACCTTTAGCAGATTGGTATAACAAAGGAGCTGTTGTGGATATTACAGAATATACAGATGTTGAAAGCATAAATATCGACAGAGTTAAGCTGTTTAAAAATCTGAGCTTTGAGTATGAGGAAAGCGAGAGCGCAACAAATACAATATTTAGAGATTTAACAAGTAGAGGCTACGGAAACACGAGGCAATCATTTAATTATGACGGTGGCGATTTCAATGTAAAATTACCTTTTGAGAATCTCATGATGCAGAAATTTCAAGGCACTAACCTACAGATAGGCGAAGCATTAAATGTAGATGGCAATCAATACACGCCAAAGCCTGTTATATTATACCAATATGACAACTTTGCAACATCGTTTAGATTTACAGATAATACAACTCCTGAGGAATTAATTACTTACGTTCCTTTTGGGCAAGATCTTTTATACCAAAACGTAAACTATACGCTTAACTTCAATGCAGATATTAGCACGCTCCTGGATGCTATTGTGCCAAATACATTGTACAGCGTTTATTATGAGCCATATTTAAGCAATCTTTTTAATCTCAAGAACAGAGAAACAAGCATAAAAACCTATTTGCCTATAAGCTTACTTACAAACCTAAAGCTAAATGACAGGCTCGTAATTAGAGACAAGCGCTATACCATTAATGACATGAAGTCTAACCTAACCACAGGCCAAGTTGATTTCGTTTTATTAAATGATTTTACTGAGGTTATTGGAGAGGGTGGAGGAAAACCACCTGTACCTATTCAACCATCTGACCAAGCGCAATGCATTGATGTGCGCATATTATTTCCTAATGGCGCAAATAATGCAACCATAACAACAACAGATGCAGGCGTAACCATAACGCCAAGTAC